ACGGGATACAAGGCTGATGCGGTTACCGTTAGCCTTGCTGCATTATCAACTTTGAAATCAATTTCGTTAGCTGTGCCGAAGTCAATTGCTGTTTGCGCGTCTTCTCCCAGGATCAGGTCAGTCGCATAAATAGAAGTTATACCAGTTTGTGCAGCGTCTAGGTTCAGAGTATTCGTTGAGAGCGAAATGCCCGTTCCTGCTGCGAGTAACGTGCTAGAAACAGCGATATTGGACAGTGTGTTGTTACTGCCACTGATGGTCTTGTTGCTGAACGTAGTTGTGGAGCTTGCCGTTACACCGCTAACCTGACCGTCCACATACGCTTTAATTGATTGTTGTGTCGCCAGCTTTGTCGCAGAGTCAGATGCCATGTTGTCTTCATCTAAAACTGCTGTACCGCTAACGCCTGTATTCAACACCGCTGATGTTAGCGTCTTGTTGGTCAAAGTGTCTGTCGTGGCTTTACCGACTAAGGTGTCAGTTGCTGCTGGTAGCGTAACAGTCACATCTGCTGTTGCCGCTGGGCCAATCAATGTAACTGCATTTGTACCGTTATCAGTGTCCTCCTTAAATAAAATGCTACCTGCCGCACTTGAACTACCTGACAACACTGGAGCCGTCAGAATCTTGTTGGTCAGCGTTTGAGCGTGAGCCTCGAAAACAAAGCTGTCATTACCAGTTAACAAAGGCAAAGATACTGTTCTATCTGCTGCGAGGTTAGCAGAAGCAAACACATACTGATGATCTGCACTGCTGTCGTTGATCTGTGGAGTTGTTAATACAGGGCTGGTTAAAGTCTTGTTGGTCAGGGTTTGTGTTGCTGCTGTACCTACTGACTCATACCAAGTCCCTAATGACCCGCCATCGTCACTGTTCCACCAAAGTCCATTAGACTCTGTAATCGCCAACTGACCGTATCTGATCTCTCCAGTTGCAGTTGTGTTTCTAACCGCAGAAATCAATACCGCTCGATCAGTAGAAGGCGCGTTTGAGCTAGAGGCTTGAATTGAAAAGAATCCTGACTTTTTAAGGCTTGTCGCCGTGGTATCACTTGCATCAGAGATGGAGGTGTTGCCAGCGTTTGAAGCATCAGAATCGTTTAGGATGGTCTGAAGTTGTGTCGTTGTTTGCGTTAACTGGCCCATACTATCCTCTTAATATTTGTGCGTCGATTGCCGCATCAAGAATGTCTACCTTCGTGTTGCTGGTGGTTTCTACCCGCACAATAATCTCTCTGCTTTTACCCACAGAGTTGATGTCAATCGTCTTGTTACCATTGACGGTCATTGTGTTAATGGTAGAAAAGCTGTTCAAATCCTTTGATACTTTTAACGCTACGCTTGAGCTTGCAGAAGCATCAATGTGCAACTTGACCTTATCTATCACCATCTCAGCACCCCCTACGTCCATTACCTCTGATGAGATCAAGGGAAGGTCTTTGCGGCGAGTCATATTTGCGCCGTCTTGCTGAAAGTTGGAAAAGTCTAGTTTGTATATTTTCTTATTGGCGGAGTGCGCGGCTAGAACTAAGTCGTAGCCGTGAACGATAGAAGTGGTCATAAAGTCTTTTTCAAACCAAGTCTGTGACGTTACGTGATACGTCCAAATCTGACCTTGCTCACTGAAGATAAAGTCAACAAAGGTTTCTTGATGGAGCGAGTACGCTGTAACTCTTGCCGTAGCAAAGTCTGTTGCACCGAAAGATGCCCACTCTTCTCCGATTGCAGGAACAAACAACGGCTGGAAGTTCTCGCCTTGGATCATCCCAGGTCTACGGTTGCCATCAATAAAGTAGATAATGCCGTCGATTGAATCGACAGCGTAGGTTCCACAAATGCCCTGCGGTAATACTGCTTGTCGGGAAAGCGGTGGTCTACCAGTACCAGAGGTGAACCATATCTCCGTCGTTGTCTCGCCAAAGAGATAAAGAAGCTGATTAAGACTAAAGACTCTAAGCAGATCATCTGGCAACGCTTCAGCTTGTGCAAAGTCTAGGGAAGCTATGCTTGTGCCGTCATTTAACGCAGACACAACAAAAAACCCGTCAGGCTGCTGGTAGATGAAACGGGAATCTAAGAAAGCGACAGAACTTGTTAGCAGTAGATCGCCGTCACTGATTTCAGCTAAACCACCGGCAACGGTATAGACGTAAGCGTCAGGCGTCCCGCCAGTGGTGATAATTAACTGATTGGCATCTGTTGCCATTACAACTGGCGTGGGAGAGTTGCTGATCTCACCAATGAAGCCAGCCGTACCAGAGTTATCAATCGAGTAGAGCGCAGAACCTGTTACCTGATACAGCAACCCATTTGGCCCGTTCGCAATCATGCCTCTATCTGCACCGCCTGGGGTTACTGAGACATCAACCGCATCGCCTGCTGCATCAGTTATTGCAGACGCATTTGAATCCGTGAGAGTCTCGCCAGTTGCTTGAAACGATGCAAAGGTAACGTGACCAGGGAACTGTCGATAGCCTCTTAACGTATTAGGGAAAAGGTTGAGCGTCTGCTGTCGATTAGCGTCTAAGCGCGTTGATTGATAGCTAGACTCTAACGGTACTGACGCTCTCATAGAGAATCACTGTTGATGTTGTACTTGCTGGTTGTCCAGCGGAGATCAGCGTTGTTGACTGAAATATCCAAGGCAATATCTGCCTCTAAGCGATCTTTGGTTTCTTTTGCTATTTCAAATACCGTTGGTGCAGGATCAATACCAAACTCAGCGGAAACTTCAACCGCTAGGTTGTAAGCCATTGCTCTAACAGCACCGTCAGGAATATCTAACGTATCACCGACCGCGCTTGGAGCAGGAATGTTTAACAGACCGTCTTCACCATACTCGTTGATTAAATTTTTAAGCGCAGAGAATACGTCTGTATTTTTGTTTGAATCATCAGTGCTAAAGGTTACGCCTGACGTTCTAACACGTAGCAGACTTGTCGCCTGATCTATTATGTTTTGACTTGTAGCCATTTAATGCACCAAAAAAATGAGGGCCGAAGCCCCCAGATCAAGTGAGGGCCGAAGCCCCCACAATATAGAACATGCTTCTGAGAGCATTTTAAGTTCTAGTTGATGCCAACCCGACAAGCCGTCTCAGGACGAACTGTCTTATAGCCGTATAAGATATCTATACGACAAGGGAAGGTGTCAGCACTAATGGAGTAGTCACGAACGATTCTCATACTAATCCCGTCCATTACTTCTCTTGCAGCAAAGTCGATACCTTCTGGCATGACAAGGTCAGCCGTTGCAAAGACAAAGCTGTTCTTGCTGTAGGCCAGATCATCAGTCCAGTCAGCACCACTTGCTCCACCCAATTTCACGATTGCCGCATTGTCGGCAGGGACTGCGCTGACGTTTTGAGTACCCGTCGTTGCGCTAATGGATGGGCTGATCGACAGCGTAGTAGCAGACGTTCCTGAGTTAGCCGTGATAACAAAGTTCTGTAGAACTCCAGTATCCGCCTTAGTCTCAGGATGAACACGGTTAACACCCGCTATGGTGATCAAGTCACCAACGAGGAAGGTAGTTGATCCAGTGTCAACAGTCATACTTGCTCCTGACTGTGATGCACCGTTAATCAAATAGCCTGTTGTCGCCGCTGCTGTACCGGTAGTGTGCGTTGGAACTAACGTGTTTTCGTAATGATCAAAACCCGCGATGCGTCCCAGCATACCTTCCTTGTACTGCTTGGCAATCTGCCCTGAGTCTTGGAACAGACCCTTGGTATCAGCCAACATATCAACAACGGATTGAGGATCGTGCATGTAATTCCTGTCGCTGTATGGAGCTAGTCCTAGCGTTAATTCCTTTTGAGCCTCGGTCACATTTGCAAAGGTATTTGCTGATCCTACCCCGTTGACAAAGTTGTACACATCCTTGCTCATAGAAAAGGCGTCAGACTCAATATTTGAGGCTAACACTGCCATCGCTGGTTCAATGTAACGATTCTTAAACTCGTCAATATGAAGCGACAGTTCTTCTGAACTAAACGTGAAGTCGACACCTTTCTGCGTAGCTACGCTCAAGGTGACTGAACTTTCTGTAACGTCCTGGCTGGACAAAGTCGCGCCGGTTCGTACAGAAAACTGATTAGGTAAACGAATCTTTAAATCGTTACCAATTTTTGCCCCACTCTTCGCATACTGAGAATCATATTGACGATCTATTGAACCGACAAAATTGAGCTTCTGATGAAGAATCGCGAGGGCTTCTTTCGTTATGACACTGGGTGTCAGTAGTGAATTTGCCATGATATTTCCCTGTAGGTCATGCTCTTGAGAGCATTCCTAATTCCAAAAATTAAGCTGAATAACCCCTATGCCTTCGGTATTCATCGGGCGTCATCTTGTCTGGGTTCTTTGAAACCTTTCCGCGAGGCGACACCGTCTTTGAAGGAGTTGGAGCGTTTGTGGTGTTAGCCGACTGTCTGCGAGAGTTAATTGAAAGTGCTGTACTAATCTTGGTTAAATCCTTCAGAGCCTCCATGTCACCTTTGCGATTGATTGCATTGGCAATTGAAGGGTTGTTCGACAAGTAATAAGCAACGGCAGGGCCGTTCTGCATATCCACAATTTCTGCTGCAACAAAATCACTCTGATGAAAATCAGGTGAACTTATCTTTTGCTGAAAATCTGGATAGTCCATAGCGAAATCATTAGCCTTCTCAACGAACACGCTTGATGCGATTTGTTGTTTCTGGTTGTTGAGTTGCGCGATTTGAGCCTGTTGCTGACTCGTCATTACTTGTTGAATGTTCTGCTGGTTTAACTGTGATGTGTAATCCAGAACCGCTTGTTGATGCCGTCCCTCGTCGTAGTCATATTCCTCTAACCTGGGGTACTGCGTTTGAACATTGCCAGGTTGTTGGTACTGCGATTGGAGGTAAGACACTTGCTGCTCTAGTTCCTGCACCTTCGTGTTAGCTTCGTTTTTCTGTCGTGCTAACTGTGAGATTCTTTCCTGCACAGAGTTACGCTTTTTCTGCTTCTCCTGTGCTTGTTTTTCGACGGTCTCCTCGTCGGATAACTCTTCCACTGCGTCAACACCTTCTGGTGTCTCTGTGGCTTCAGAGGTTTCGCCCTGTTCAGGCTCCTGAGAATCTATAACGGCGTTCTCTATGTTTCCGTCAGGCACGGGAATGCCCTCAGCGTTAGCTGCATCAGTTTCCATGAGTTTCGTCTCCACGAATGATTCCACGCTTTGAAGGGCAGCGAGTAGACCCACGCTTTTACGGTGCGTTAAACCGGATTGTCTTCTTCG